AACGGACGCCCGCCTAAATATCCGTGGCGCACCATCGAAGTGGGCGAATCGTTCTTCGCTCCCGGTCGGAGTTCAAAATCGCTCCAGCACGATGCCGCCCGATACCATCACCCACGCCGCTTCAAGTGCCGCAAGATCAGCCTCAAAGGCATCATCGGCACCAAAGTCACGAGGACCGAATGACAATATGGTGGAAACCTTCCGAAAAGATGCCGAAAGAATGGGAATGGGTGACTGTCACTTGGCATCGAAATGATGGGATAGTTTGGTGTGATCAACCAATAGGACGTGCCAGATACAGCAATCAATATGGCTGGGTTCCTGTAAGAAAACACTATTACGTTAGCCTTTGGGCAGAAAATCCATGACCGACTTCGCAGTCAAAGTCACCGTTCGCAATGCCAGACTACTTCGCGCCATCAAGGCCGCAGGGTTCGCCACACAAGCCGATTTTTCCCGCTTCATGGGGAAGTCTCCGCAACACATCAACGCGATTATAAATTTCCGCGAAAAGCCCATCGCCAATGGTGACTGGTCAGAACTCGCAATGGACATCTCCTCCGCACTCCGCACCGAGCCGGAAGAACTCTGGCCGCACCACATGCGAGACCTGCTAACCGCCCGCAACTCCATCGAGGCAGAGATCGACGCCGAGCAACTAGCCCAGATCGCCGCACCATCGAGCCTGGAAGTGGACAAGCCGCTTCTCGCCAAGCTGGTCGCTGCCATCACCCACCCACGCCGCCGCGCCATGATCGAAGCCCGCTTCGGCCTCACCGGCGAATCGGAAAGGACGCTCGAAGAGATCGCCAAGGACTATGGCGTCACCCGCGAACGCATCCGGCAGAACGAATTGAAGGCCTTCCGCGAGATGAGGGAAAAGGCAAGACGCATGGGCATCACCGTGCCTAAGATGACGTATTGGTAATCTCTCCCCGCTGCGGTTTACTCCTCCCGCCGCAGCAAACTGGCCCCGCCCTTGTGGTGGGGTTTTTTTTGCTCTATATTGCGCCGCATGACACCAGACGAACTCATCCAATGGCGCACCTCAGTCGCCCTATCGAAGCGCAAGGCAGCAGAAGCCCTCGGCCTCGCACGCAACACCTTCCGAGCCTATGAAACCGGCAAGCAGCCGATTCCGCGATATATCGAACTTGCCGTTAAGGCAGTCACAAAAACCGACAATAAAAAGGACAGCAATGCTGACCTATAAGCTGATTCCAACCGCCGACCTCATCCCGTACGCCCGCAACAGCCGGACGCACTCCGAGGCCCAGGTCACCAAGATCGCGTCATCGATCAAGGAATTCGGGTTCATCAACCCGGTGGTGACGGACGGCAAGAATGGCATCGTGGCGGGCCACGGGCGCGTCCTGGCGGCGAACAAGCTGGGGCTGAAGGAAGTGCCGTGCGTTGAGGCGGCGCACCTCACGGAGGCCCAGAAGCGCGCCTATGTCATTGCCGACAACCGGATGGCGCTCGATGCCGGATGGGACATTGATCTGCTGAAAGTTGAACTCGGCGACTTGCAGGGCATGGACTTCGATCTGTCCCTCACCGGTTTTGATCCCGGCGAACTTGAGAACTTCCTCGCGGAGAAGACCGAGGGCCTGACTGATCCAGACGCGGTGCCGGAAACGCCAGCCAATCCGGTGACGGTGCTGGGTGACGTTTGGCTGATGGGCAAGCATCGGCTAATGTGCGGTGATAGCACTAGCGTGGATGCCATGCAGACGTTGGTTCAAAACCAATTGGTCGATATGTGGCTTACAGACCCACCCTATAACGTTGCATATGAGGGCGGGACCAAGGAAAAGCTAACGATCCAAAACGACAGCATGGGCGACGATCAATTCCGTCAGTTCCTGAGAGATGCGTGCGTGACAGCAGACACCGTCATGAAACCAGGCGCTGTGTTTTACATCTGGCACGCTGATTCGGAGGGATACAATTTCCGTGGTGCCTGTAAAGACGCCAGATGGAAGGTGCGCCAGTGTTTGATTTGGAAGAAGTCAACAATGGTCATGGGCCGTCAAGACTATCACTGGAAGCACGAGCCGTGCCTCTACGGATGGAAAGAAGGAGCCGGTCATCTCTGGGCGACCGACCGCAAGCAGACCACCATCTTGGAATTCGATAAGCCATCTCGCAACGGCGAGCATCCGACCATGAAGCCGGTCGCACTCTTTGCCTATCAGATGCTGAACAACACGAAGGGCGGTGACGTTGTGCTGGATAGCTTCGGCGGCTCCGGCACCACACTGATCGCAGCAGAAGAGCATGGGCGTTATGCCCGCCTCATGGAACTCGACCCCAAGTATTGCGATGTCATCGTCAAACGCTGGCAAGACTTCACCGGCCACAAGGCAACGCTCGAATCCACCGGCCAGACATTCGAGGATGTCGCTTCCAACCGCTACGATTGGAAGAAAGACAGCGCCGAATCGTATGACGTTGCCATAGCCGAAAAACGCAAGAAACTCGAGGCATCGACATGACCGAAGAAACCAAAGGCAAGCTAGGCCGCAAGCCTCACGCACCGACAGACGCGCAGCGCCAGCTGGTCTCGCTTCACGCAACGGTCGGCACCACGCACGAGAGCATTGCCGAAATCCTCGGCATTCACAAAGAGACGCTTTACAAGTATTATTCCGCCGAATTGAAGCAAGCCAGGGACAAGGCCAACGCAACCATCGGAGGTGCGCTATTCAACAAGGCCAAGGCTGGCGACACCACTGCCATGATCTTCTGGCTCAAGACGCGCGCACGCTGGCGCGAAACCGTGGACATCTCGAACGAGGATGGATCACTGAAGCCAGAGCCAGTCGCCGCCGCCGTCCTTGCTGCGCTCAACAAGATTTACGATGACGCCGAGTGAGCATCGAGCCGCCAACCATCAACGGCTCTACAAGTTCGCCCGCACGATCTACCGCGCCCGCACCAATCAGGACATGCTGCCGAACCAGCACCAGCGGGCAATCTGCCGTAGCCTCGAGCAGGTCTTCGCCCACCGCATCAAGCGGCTCATCATCAACGTGCCGCCTCGATCCGGCAAGACCGAGATTGCCGTCAAGGCATTCATCGCCTGGACCATCGGCCTCGTGCCTGATGCCGAATTCATCCACGCCAGCTATTCAAAGCGCCTCGCCACATCCAACGCATACGACATCCGCGCCATGATGCAGCACGAGACCTATCGATCGATATTTCCGTGGGTGTCGCTTCAAGACGATAGCAAGGCAAAGGATGAGTTTCGCACATCACACGGCGGCATCGTCTATGCAACCGGCGCAGAAGGAACCATCACCGGCTACGGCGCTGGCAAGATGCGAGACGGCTTCGGCGGTGCCATCATCATCGATGATCCGCACAAGGCCGGTGAGGCAACCTCGCCTATCATGCGCCAGAACGTGATCGACTGGTATCAGACCACGATACAGTCGCGCCTCAACAAGACCGACACTCCGATCATCGTCATCATGCAGCGGCTCCACGAAGATGATCTTTCCGGCTGGCTTCTAGGCGGCGGCTCCGGTGAACATTGGGACAGCCTTGTCATCCCTGCCCGTGATCCCGATGGATCATCGTTCTGGCCGGAACAATTCCCGCCCGAGATGCTCGACCGCCTCGAGCAATCCAGTCCATACGTCTTCGCTGGCCAATACATGCAACGACCCGCACCGCTTGGCGGCGGCATCTTCAAGGACGAATGGTGGCGATTCTATGAGGCTATGCCGCCGCTCAAGTGGCGGGCGATCTATGCCGACACCGCGCAAAAGACAAAGGAGCAGAATGACTATTCCGTCTTCCAATGCTGGGGCCAAACGCAAACCGGACAGATCGTGTTGCTCGATATGGCACGCGGCAAGTGGGAGGCTCCAGAACTTGAGACGATGGCCCGCGCGTTTTGGCAGAAGCATCATTCCCAGCCGTATCATGGGCCGCTTCGAGCCATCAAGGTCGAAGACAAGGTAAGCGGCACCGGCCTGATCCAGAAGCTGAAACGCGAGGGCATTCCGATCATCCCGATTCAGCGCAACACCGACAAAGTGACACGCGCATTCGATGCCGCGCCCTACGTCCAATCCGGCAATGTCTACATCATGTCCAACATTGATCACCTGGCCGATTTCATGTCCGAGGCCTCGGTCTTTCCCAACGGCACACATGATGATATGATAGACGCCGCAATGAGTGCAATTTCCGATATGACCGCGCCGCAGTCTGCTCCTGCGGTTCGCGCCTTGTGAGGTTCTAGATGGGACTTTTTGACCGTTTCCGCCGCCCGCAAGAGCGCAAGGAATCCGCTGCCGCCAAACTGATGGTGATCAATCCCGGCCAAGCCGTGTGGTCTCCACGAAACTACGAATCCTTTGCCAAGGAAGCCTATGGCAAGAACGTGGTGGCATATCAGGCCATCAACCGGATCGCTGATGCAATCGCATCCGTCAATCTTGGCGTCTACCGTGGCGATACGGAACTGGTCGATCATCCGCTGATCACCCTGCTCGAGCGCCCGAATCCGCTTCAGTCCTATTCCGATTACGTTCGCGCCAAGGTGTCGTTCCTGATGATCGCGGGCAACGGCTACGAAGAGCGGTTCATGGTGGGCCGCGAGGTCAAGGAACTCTATCAGCTTCGACCAGACCGCATGAAGATTGTTCCGTCATCCAACGGCATCCCATCTGCATACGAATATACGCTCGGCCAGAACAAGGTGCGGTGGGAGATGGACCCGCGCACGCTCACCTGCGATGTGCGGCACTTGAAGCTATTCAATCCGCTCAACGATTGGTACGGCATGAGTCCAATCGAGGCGGGTTCCTACGCAATCGACCAGAACAACGAAGCCATGAACTGGATGCAAGCCTTGCTCCAGAACTCGGCTCGGCCTTCCGGTGCATTGACCGTCAAGGATTCCGGAACGCTATCAGACGAGAACTTCAACCGCCTCAAGGCCCAGATCGAGGAACAATACTCTGGCTCCTCCAACGCCGGTCGCCCGATGCTCCTCGAAGGTGGCCTTGACTGGCAGCAGATGGGCCTAAGCCCGACCGATATGGGCATCATCGATGTCAAGTTCTCCTCGGCCCGTGACGTTGCCCTAGCCTTCGGAGTGCCGCCGCAGTTGCTCGGCATTCCTGGTGACAACACCTATTCCAACTATGCTGAGGCCCGTCTGGCGTTCTGGGAAGACACGGCATTGCCGTTGCTCCAGATGATCGTGAACGATTGGAACAATTGGCTCGGCTCGATCTACGGTGTCGAGATCAAACCTGACATCGACAGCATCCCGGCCATTGCCGAGAAGCGGCTTTCGATGTGGCAGATGGCTGATCAGTCACAGGACCTCACTATCAATGAACGCCGCGCGTTGAAGGGATATGGGCCGATTGACGGAGGCGATACGTTGTTTGTGTCCAGTGCCGAGATTCCCCTCGGCATGGCAGGAGACACCTCAGTTGACATGACAGTCGAGGAAATGAAAGCTGTGGCCTATGGCACGACGCCTAATCGATAATAACAAGCGCCGGGAGCATCGCCGTCAGGTCGCCTTGCTCGACCGCCTGACGGTTCAATTCCGCGCCCGCCTGCAACGCGAGATCGCCACCGCCATGAAAGACATGGTGGAGATGTGGCTCCAGACCAATCAGGTGACTTTACCGCGCGGATTCCATGACCGCATCGAGGCGACCTATCGCCAGATGGCGATGGCGTCGATCACGCAATTCGGGCTTCGCATTCTCGACCAAGGCAAGGCGCACGGCCTGCCGCTGGAGACGAAGGAATCCTTTGCCCAGATCATGACGCGGCTGGCGCTGCGCTATGTCCAGCAGGAGATGATCCGCCGCCGCATCACCGAGGTGACGGAAACAACCCGCCGCCAGATTGTCAATGCCGTGGATCGCGGCTATCGCGAAGGCCTTGGACAGCGCGGGGTTGCCGATGCCATCCTCGATCTGGTGCCTTCCCTGTCCTCGACCCGGGCGAACGTGATTGCCCGCACAGAGACGCACGGCGCTGCTAATTACGGCTCCCAGGAGGCCGCAAAGCAGACTGGCTTGCCATTGTCCCGCGAGTGGCTGGCTGCTGCTGATGACCGCACCAGAGATACGCATCGAATCGCTGCTACTCAACCGCCGGTGGGCATGGACGAAAAATTCAAGGTTGGCGATGCCGAACTCATGTTTCCCGGTGATCCAGAAGGCCCGGGAGATGAGGTCATCAACTGCCGTTGCGCCGTTGGTTACATCGTGGACGAAGCCGCCCTTGAGGCCATGTTGTGATTTCAATCAAGCAATGATATATTCCCCTCATGCCTAGCCCCGGCCCGACCGAAAACGAAGACGAGTTCATCTCCCGTTGCATGAGCGACGAAGAGGCGATGGCTGATTTTCCTGATGAAGATCAGCGTTATGCCGTCTGCATTTCCAAGTGGGAAGGCAAGGCCGATGGATATTCACCGAACGAGGCAATGGCACGAGAAGCCACACGCGGCCTCGAATGGCGTGATGAGTTCAACCGTGGCGGAACCGAGATCGGCGTTGCCCGCGCTCGTGACATCAAGAATCGCCGCAACCTTTCGCTCGATACCGTCAAGCGCATGGTCTCATACTTCGCCCGCCATGAGGTGGACAAGCAAGGCGAAGGATTCTCCCCCGGCGAGGACGGCTATCCTTCCGCTGGCCGCATCGCATGGGCCTTGTGGGGCGGTGATCCTGGCCGCTCATGGGCCAACGCAATAGTTCGCAGAGAAGAGGGCGACAAGTTCATGTCCGAACCGATCCAGCATAAGAACGTATCCCTCACGCTCAAGCGCGAACCGGATCAAGATGGCGTCTTCGAGGGCTATGCCTCGGTGTTCGGCGTTGTCGATCAGGGAATGGATGTGGTCGAACGCGGCGCATTTCGCAAATCGCTCGGCTCTCGTAAAGTCAAGATGCTATGGCAGCACGATATGAGCCAGCCCATCGGCGTCTGGGATGACATTTACGAGGACGAGCGTGGCCTGTTTGTCCGTGGCCGTCTGCTCAAAGAAGTAGAAAAAGGCCGCGAGGCAATGGCGCTCCTTCGCGCCGGGGCCATCGATTCCATGTCAATCGGCTATCGCACAATGGAAGCCATCCCAGAGGGCGATGGCCGTGTTCGCAAGCTGATGGAAGTGGATCTGTTCGAGATCAGTCTTGTGACGTTCCCGATGCTGCCTGATGCAAAGGTGACAAACGTCAAGTCGATCACCACCGAAAGAGATTTCGAGCGTTTCCTGCGTGATGCAGGATACTCTCGCAAAGAGGCCGTGGCTCTCACTCTCCACGGATTCAAAGCCCTACAGAGACAGCGGGACGCTGGCGATGAAGAGGCCGTAATCGAGGGCGTAGACGCCCTTTTACAGTCACTGTCAAAGCTAAAGGAATTCCTGCATGTCAGAGGAAATCAAGAAGGCCATCGGCGCAGTTGACGCGCTGCACGCCGGATTCGAAGAGTTCAAGAAAGCCAACGACGAACGCCTTGCCCAGATCGAAAAGAAGGGCAGCGCCGATGTCGTGACCGAGGCCAAGCTTCAGAAGATCGAAGCCGATCTTGAGAAGGCCCAGAAGATTGCTGACGAGGCCGTTCTGGCTTCCAAGCGTCAGTCCCGCATCGTCACCGACGAGCGTGGCGAAGTGGTCGATCTGGACCGCAAGGCCCAGGAGTGGGCCTCCATGAACGCACGCCGCCGTGGCGCTGTTGCTGGTTCCTTCGGCGCTGCCGACATGGACGGCTACAAAGCCGCGTTCGACACCTTCCTCCGCAAGGGCGAAGAAGTCATGGGGCCGGATGAGCGCAAGGCTCTGTCGGTCGGCACCGATCCAGATGGCGGCTATGTGGTCAATCCCGACCTCTCTGGCCGTATCGTGATGAAGGTCTTCGAGACCAGCCCGATGCGTGCATACGCCTCGATCCAGGTCATCTCCTCGGATGCCCTCGAAGGCCTGTTCGATCTCAACGAAGCCTCTTCGGGCTGGGTTGGAGAAACGGACAGCCGTCCTGAGACCAACACGCCGCAGCTTGGCAAGTGGCGCATTCCTGCCCACGAACTCTATGCGAAGCCCAAGGCTACGCAAAAGCTGCTCGATGACGCCTCGATCAACATGGAAGCATGGCTTGCCTCCAAGGTTTCCGAGAAGTTCGCCCGTGACGAAGCCAACGCTTTCGTTGTCGGCAACGGCGTCAA